CCGCAACTGTGACTGTTTTTCTCAGAAAGAACGGATCTGATATTTTAGTTTCAAAACCATTCAATGTGACAAATAATGGATACCATCCACTATCTCTTACTTACATTGATCAGGCGACAGCTCTAACCGATTTTTACGAGGTGTTGGTTAGCACGGACCACAATCTCTACGTCGATCAAGGCTCCTCATTCTCTGTCCAGCGTATTCAGGCTTAAACCATGAGCGAACGCGCACCACGAAGGTACACGGACGGATCTGTCACCTTTGAGGGTGGCATTGACGCTGGCGTGATGCCGTCTGAGGTGGACAAGAATCAGGTGGCGTTTGCGGTCAATGCCAACTTCCGACAGGGGTTTGTCTCATGCCGACCCGGCTTCGTTCAAAAGGATTACGACCTGTGCGTCAGTATTACGGCTGACAACGACCAGATTACCTCAGACCAAACGAACGTCACCGCTGATGGGTGGTCAGAAGATTGCTACGGACCTCAGTCGCTGACCGGCACGTTCCAATGTGCGCTGCCCTACATTGCTGACGATGGACGCACGTTCATTCTGATGCTGATCAGTGGTAAAGTGTGGCTTTACAACTGCCTTCAGAATACCGCTCAGAATCTGTCGGTTTCTCCAAGTCTTGAGAATCCTTCCAACCTGCTCGATGGCTGGATGGTTCAAGCTGAGAACTTTGTTGTCATTCAGGATGGATTCAGCAGGCCACTGATCTTCAACGGCACGAATCTGCGCCGTTCAAGCGATGACGAAATCAAGACCGGCAAGGTTATGGCCTACGTCAATGGCCGCATCTGGTACGCACTTCCAGATGGATTTTCATTCCGCGCTACCGACATTGTTTATGGAGATGGAACGCGAGCGAGCGTACTCAAAGAAACCGAGAACACCTTCCTCAATGAAGGCGGAGACTTTGCGGTTCCGTCGGATTCAGGTGGCATCACAGCGATGGCTGTCCCAGGCGATCCTGACACCTCGCTCGGTCAAGGTCCGCTTCTAGTCTTCACGCCTCGATACGTCTTCTCGGTTCAAGCTCCTGTTGATCGTGATACATGGAAGAACCTGAGCTATCCGATTCAAGCTATCAGCTTGCTTACAAGTGGCGCACTTGGGTCTAGGTCGGCCATTACCATCAATGGCGATGTCTTTTACCGCGCTGTCGATGGCGTCCGCTCGTTCATCATTGCTCGACGCTCGTTCACCGACTGGGGCAACACCCCGATCAGCAGCGAGATGCTGAATGTCATTGAGAACGATCAGACGAACCTCCTGTGGGCCAGTTCTGCGGTTGTGTTCGACAATCGCCTCCTGATGACCTGCCAGCCTCGGTACAATGCCGAGGGTGTCATTCACAAGGCGTTGGCGGTCTTGGACTTCGACCTGATTACGTCGATGCGGAAAAAGTTTCCGCCTGCGTGGTCAGGAATCTGGACCGGACTCAATTTGCTTCAGATCGTCAAGACTGAGAACGCCTACGGCGATCAGTGCTTCTGCATCGCTCGCGGATCGGATGACTCGATTCAACTCTGGGAAGTCACGAAGGGTGACAAATTCGACAACAACATTCCCGATGGTAAGAAAGAAATCGAGTGGATGGTTCAGACTCGCGCCTACAACTTCGAGGTTCCGTTTGGATTGAAGCGCCTAGATTCAGGCGACTTGTTCGTTGATTCGCTTGAGGGTGATGTCTCCTTCAATGTCACCTATCGACCTGACCAGTATCCTGGATGGATTGAGTGGACCGATTTTGCTGAGTGCGCGACTACAACTCAGTGCCTTGATCTTTGCCCGATTACGAACTTCAAGCCGCAGTATCGCCCGAAGATGCGTTTCCCGACGCCTTCGGATCTGCCGTGCAACGAAACGATCAGCACCCCGGCTCGCAATCTTTACGAGGTTCAAGTGATGCTTGGTATCATCGGGTATTGCCGGATCAAGAGCTTGCGAGTTCATGCTTACGATGTTCAGGAACCGAGTGTGGGCGATTGCCGCACGGTATTCCCTGCATGCACCCCACTTGATGTCTGTGACATCAACCCACTGATCTACACCTCGGAATCCGTCAACCCATAGAAACAGAATGCCAAACCTTACGCTCATCACGCTGACGCCCCCGAGTTTGCCAATCGGGTATTGTCCGACCAACTACCAACAGTTGGCCAACGATGTAATCAGTGGCACACAGGCGACGTTCAACAGCACGATTGGAAACTCGTTCTTCAACTTTGGTGCATCTGTTCCGGCGCTGAACAATCAGGTTTACCCGTGGCTGGATAACAGCGGCAACTGGTGGGTTTTTCAGGGAGGTTATTGGGCGAGACAAAACCCTGTTGCCGCAGGTGGAAGCGAGCGTCGCATCTTCGTTGGAGCAAGTGCCGATGTCCTTTCATACGACGGCGGTGACGGAACCGTTTATTCCGGCAATCCTTACGCCGGTTCGATGTGGGAAATTGACACCGCATTCGAAGCTCGATTCCCGGTTGGAGTCGGTACGTTCGCGGCGAGCGGAGTTGTCAGCGTCAATGGAACGACCACCTCGACTGCTGTTGCTGGTGAGGATAAGCACACGCTTGTCACCTCCGAGATGCCGTCGCATACGCACCAGATTCTCGACCAGTACATTAACCTCGCCCAGCGTGGATCGGCTGACACAAGTGTCTTCAGCGCAACAAATCGCTCAGAAGGAGTGGCCAACCTGTTGCCGACCACATCGGTTGGTGGCGATGCGGCCCACAACAATCTTCCGCCGTTTTACGGTGTTTACTTTATCAAGCGAACTGGTCGAGTCTACTACACCAAATGAAGCTGATCGTCCAAGATATTAGGTCCACGATTGCTCGGGCTATCGGCGTCTGCGTCGATGACGCTCGCGTTTACGAGTACATCAATCAGGCGTGTCGAAGGCTTCTGCACAAAGGTCTTTGGGCTGGATCTTACGGACGCTTCACGGTTACAACGGTTGACGGATGCATCACTTGGCCGCGAGCGATTGAAACCATCGAGGCGGTGGCGGATTGCTGCGGCACAGGGTCTGTTCGAAACCAATGGTATGAGTTCCAAGAAACCGGATTCGGCCTGCTCGGAAGCTGCAACCCGTGCGCGGGAAAACAGCTTGTTGATCGCGGTACTGTCGTTTCATACCGCGATATGTCTGGGGGCATCAATAGTTACATTCGAGTTTATCCTGGCGATGCTTCAGACAATGGGAAAACGATAACGCTCCAAGGCTACGACGCGAACGGGCAATGGATTCGCACCCAATCCGGTGGCGTGTGGATTGACGGCGAAAAGCTGACGCTCGCGTTGCCGTATGTTCAGTCTTCCAAGAAATTTACCGCACTGACCGGCGTCATTAGGGAGGCAACAAATACCGCATCGCGGCTCTACGAGTACAACCAGACACTTTTTGCCGAGGTAGATCTTGCCGTGTATGACCCGGACGAGACGTTGCCGCAATATCGCCGTAGCCTCTGGACTGGTCGAAACAGCGATTGCTGCACTCAGACCGTCACGGTCATCGGCAAGATGCGTCATATCAACGCGACGAGCGTGAATGACTACCTCATCCCCCCGTGTCCCGATGCCATCAAGCTGATGGTTATGGCCATTCGCAAGGAGGAGAACGATTTGATTCAGGAAGCAGTGGCCTACGAAGCCAAAGCTGTTCAAGCTGTGCAGGAGCAGACGATGCAGTATTTGGGTGACGCTGTGGCAACCATCCGAATGGTCGGAGTCGGATTGAACGGCGGAGGATTTTCGCAATGGTTCTGAACCAAAAGGATAATTTATGCCAATAGGAATTGGGGCGGCAATTTTGGGTGGATCGGCAATCTCGGCAGCGGGAAGCCTGCTCGGCGGACTTTTTGGTGGCAAGAAGCCGAAGGTTCCTGAGCTGAAGCCGATTAACTTCGAGCAGGAGCAAACCAATGCTATCCGGCAAAACATTGCCGCGCTTGAGCCTGCCACCAAGTTGGCCGAGAAGACCACATCCGCAGAACAGTCATTGCTCGAAACTCAGCTTCGCCGTGCGATTCCAGGCTATGACCAGATCGTTCAGCAGGCTGGGCAGAATATCGGCGCAGCCTTGCGCGGTGAGCTTTCGCCCGAGGTTTCCGCTCAGGTTCAACGCTCGACTGCTGGACGAGCTTTGTCTGGTGGATTTGGAGCCGGTTCTGGATTCGGTCGTTCGCTTACCGCTCGCGATCTTGGTCTGACATCCATGCAGATCCAGAATCAGGGTCTTGCTCAAGCGCAGAACTTCATCCAGCAGCAGCGGACATTTGGCATGGCTCAACCGTTCTCGGTGAGCAGCATGTTCATCACGCCGTCTCAACGGATTGGGGCGTTGCAGGAGCAACAGTCCAGAATGTACGGACGCGATTTGACTGCCGCTCAAGTGGCTGCTGCTCCGTCGCCGATGCAGCAGGCGGCGCAGACTGCGTTCACCAATTTTGGCGGTGTTGCCGGTGGCGCGCTGTCGCAGTACGGAATGTATCAGGGGTTGTTGGCTGGCCAACGTGGGCCGTCGCCATCGTACAATCCTCAGAACGATCCTGAGATTTATCCGAATCTTTATGCGCCGACTCCGACGAGGTCGGATATAACACCGCTTTCTACGAGTCTATTCCCGGAGTACGGCTCTTCAAACTACGGACGCTAATCTTATGGCCGACCAATCTCTTCAAGCATTTCAGCTAGGTGCAAACCTGTTCGACCGCGCACAAACTCAGGCGCGATTGGTGGAGCAGTTTCAGATGCAGACGGCGGATCAGATCATGCGACAGCGTCAGGCGGATCTTCAGAATAAGATTCAGACCTTTGAGCTGGGTCGTGCCATGAAGAATCAAGAGGACGAGCTTGCTGACGCTGACAACATGGCGTCTAACGTGCAGTCTGTTGATGAGTTCTTTGTCAATCCGAACGCTCCGTTTCCCACTTTCAAACCCGTCAGGTCGGCCAAGAACATTGGTATTCTGAATCAGTATCGTCAGCAGCTTGATGACTTTTCGACTCGGCGTCGCTTGATGACTGGAGCGCAGCAAACTCAGCAAATTGTTGGAAAACAACTTGCCGATGCTATCGAGTTCGCAAATTTGAACGGTCTTCACGACGTTGTTTGGCAAAACAACAGTGGACTCAATGAGTACGGTCAAATTGACCTGAACAAATCAAAGACAATTCTTGATGCTGTTACGCCTCGCATGTCCGAGAAGGCAGCTCAACAAGCGGGTCTTGCGACGGCAGCAAAAATTTCATCTGCTTCAACTAGTGGGCCAGAAGCTATCGACCTGATGGTTGCCGCCGGTAAAATGACACCTCAAGAAGGGGAGATAGCTAAGGCTGCTTCCGCCAGCAAGCAAGCCTCCAAGTCTCCGCTGACTGCTGCATTGGCCGACTGGCAGCGAGCTTCTGATGACGAGAAAGACGCCAAGTTCCAAATTCTGAAAGCTGCGGCAGCTAAGAGTGGTCAGGACATTATCGTCGGTCCTTCTGGAGAATTTGAGTTCAGGAAGGCGATTCCGCAGCAAGTTCAGACCCAGTTGTTCAATGGAATCAAATCGGCCAATACGGCCATTGATCTGATTGAAAGCATCAAGCCGTCAGATGTGGACAAAGCGTTTAGCGTTGGTGGCGCTTTGAGAAGTGTCGGCCAAAAAATCCCGCTTGTGCCGAAATTTGGAGGCGGACTGAATCCTGAGCAAATCAGGATCAGCCAACAGCTTGGATCTTTAACTCCGCTTGTTGCCCGTGGTCTGCTATCTGAACAGGGTCGTCTTACCGATGCAGACGCAAGAAGGGCTGAAGAGTTAATTAAGACCAGCTATCTCACCTCAAGCCCAGAGCAAGTTAAGCAAAGCTTGGGCGATCTTAAATCACTGTTCCAAAACGCGAAAGACCGCATGAAGTCGCCGTTTGGAATTATTGGAGAACAAGAGGTTCTAAAAGTTGACACTAGGCAGCAAGAACCAGGAGGGCAGACCCAGTCCCAAGTTCAAGTTACGGATGTTTTTTCGGCGATGAAGCAGCCTCCTGTTTTCAATTCGGTTGAAGAGGCTGAAATAACGGTTCCATCTGGAACCAAGTACAAGGTCGGAAACAAGTTCTACCGAAAACAATAACATGCCATCTACGGAAATTACTGAGGAAGAGTTTTACGCCGAAGAGCAACCCGCTCAACCGGCTACAGCGCAACCTGCTCAGGAAGTGTCTGCGATGTCTGCTCAGTATCAGGTTCCGCAAAGGACTGGAGCTGATCCTTACGCGAGCATGTTTCAGGCTGGTTCTCCGCAGCAGCTTCAAGCGGCTGTTAATGACGCTGGTAAAATCGGAGAACAGAAGGCTGTTCAAGGGGAGTCTGGACAGTATGTGACGCCGTATTTTCAGCGCCCCGGCGTGATGGCAGCTCCTCCTAGTGTTGCAACTTCGGAAGAGGAAAAGAAAAGAGCGGCTGAACAGTTGGCAATTTCAGCCGGATTGGTTGGCAGTGCCATTGCTCCTGCATTTTTGCCAGAGGCTTTAACTGCCGCTGCAACAACGGGAACGCTAGGAACAAGGTTGCTTGCCGGTGGAGCTGTAGGTGGAACAGCGGGAGCAACGGCTGGAGCGTTTCAAGCTATCCCAGAACTACTTCGAGGGGAGTATGGTGAGGCGGCAAAAACTGGATTAAGAGAAACTGCTGTAGGAGCAATCGGTGGCCCACTTCTTACTGAAACTGGAAGAGCGTTCGTAAAGCCAGCAATCGCTGCAAAAGAATTTCTCACTGGAGAAGGCTTCAAAGGTGCGATGGCGACATTCTTCCGGCCAAGATATTCGCCGAGAGTTGGTTCGCTAGAGACTACTCAGCTTCGCGACATCATTGAATCTTCTACCGGCGTAAGAGTTCCACTTGGTGTTGCCGAGGCGATTGGCGAGCCGGGGCTTGCTGAGGCAATCAAGAACGCCCCAGTTGGTGCAGAGGTGACGCCTCAACACATGGAAAGCCTTAAGAGGCTGATCGTCCTGAATGCCACCGAGCTTGGCGGAAAGAACACTGGAATCACAACCGACGATCTGGCAAAGAGTGCTGTCGATATTTTGAGGAGGCGACTTGGTGCAGTTTCAAAGCCTTACGAAGACGCAATCGGAACGCTTTCGGCGCAGTTGAAGCCTTCAATCGACAAAGGTTTGATCGATGTTCAGAACTCTGCCAATGCGCTGATTCCTGGCACTGCGTCAACGCCATCATTTCTTGGAAACAAGTTCCGAGAACTTCAACAGGCTGGATACGATTTCTTCAAGCAAACCGACACTAAGAATTTCAACGCGCTACGAAATAATCCTGCGTATCAAAAGCTGATCGTAAAAACGCCAGGCATGTCTGAGTGGGCCAACAACATCGACGCTCAGGCGGTTCAGATGTTTAAGGGAACACCTGAGCAAGCTGGTGGACTTGTAGATCAGTTTGGATTTCAGGTTCCGACAGATGAAGTTTTGGCCACTCGCGGAATCCCATCAACCTACCCTAAAGGTACGCGAGAGTTTGTTGCTGCCATCGGCAATATGACTGAAGACCAGTCGCTTGATGCGTTGCGTCGATACCGCACCCAGATCGGAGATTCAATCGGAAAGACTGACATTCTTCCCGGTCTTTCAGACAGGTCTAAGATCGAACTTTACGGAGCAATCACTCGCGACATCGACAATGGTATTCAAAATCTTCCAACCGGAACACTTCGAAGCCAGCTTGATTTGGCAAACAAGTTCCATCGCGAAAACGTAGACAAGTTTGTTGGTCGTCAGATCCAGTCGCTGATCAAAGATGTCGGCGCAGAAGGTGGCGCTGGACCTGCGTCAATCGCCAGCAAATTAGAGTCTGCCGATGCTCCGACTTTTCTGGAGTCAATCAAGAGTGCGGCTCGACCGGAAGACGCTGCGGCAATCGATTCTACCGCGAAAGAATATCTGTTCAATCAGGCCGCAAAGTCTGGACTCGATCCGGTTACTGGGGAGATTTCAGTTTCCAAAGTCGTCAACTACATCAATGGGCTTGCGCCTGAAATCCAAAGTCGATTCTTTCCGAACGCAAAGCAAATTGCTGGCTTGGCAAAACGTCAGTCCGCTCTGGCTGGGCTTGATCCTAACAAGGTGGTTTCAAGCCTTACTGTAGATGCAAATGTTCTCTCTGATGCGCTTGGCTCAAAAGCTCCAGAGATTCAAAAGACTATTGCAGACGCCATAAAAGCTGCTGGAGAAAGAGATAAGCAGTTTCGTGGAACCATTCTTGGCGCGCTGAAGAAAGCATCGTCAAGTGATGTGACTGACATAGTTTCTCAGAATCCGAAAAAGTTTATCGGCGGAATTGTTGATGGTTCATACACGCCAGAGCAAAGCCGAGCTGCTCTTGATATGATTGGACGCGAAAGTCCGATGCTGGTTCAGCAGCTTCAGTTTCAATACGTCAATGACTTGATCGAAAAGTACACCACATCGGGCGTTCTAAATTCAAAGCAGTTGGCGTCTGAACTTGCTGGTGAGTCGATTGTCGGAAAAGCAAGTGATGTTCGAAATTACGCTGATGCAATACTTGGGGGAGGAAAGGTTTCTAAACTCAAGTCAGTCTTGGACAATGTTTCAAAACTCGAAAATCTAAAGACTCCAATCGCATCGAATGATCCGCTTGTGGAGGTGATGGCCAGAACTACTGGAGCGGCGGTTGGCGCGGCGGTTGGTGGCGTCGCTCGGGTTGGTCCTATTGGAACTGCGAATCAAGCGGCCCAGATGGTTAAGTTGGCTCCTCGCGTAAAATACAAGATTGCTTCATACCTTCTCTCGACACCTCAGTTGAGAGAGCTTGCGATGAAGCCAATCGGTCGATTGTCAAAGGATGAACTGAACGCTGTTCTCCGTGGAACTGCTCAAGCTGTCGTTGCCACCGAAGGCGAGGAATCACCCGACATCGACGAACTCCAAAACCTCGAACGATGAAAACCTCCCTCTCCAAAAAAGGTAATACCTATCAGGGCAAGAAGGTGACGCTCAACAAGCCGTTCTACACGCCTGGCGAGCGGAAGAAGAGCGCGGTGTACGTCAAGAACGACAACGGCAACGTCGTCAAGGTTCGCTTCGGCGATCCGAACATGGAAATCAAACGCGACAATCCTGAGCGTCGTAAGAATTTCCGTGCGCGGCATAACTGCGCGGAGGCGAAGGACAAGACGACGCCTAAGTATTGGTCGTGTGCCGCGTGGGGTGTTGCAATGATTGGTACTTCGGCTATCTTGTCGATGTGCAAACTATTGAATCAAATCACCAGCATGTAAAAGTCGGAAGATGGAGAGCGTTTGAACTGAAATGCGACACATGCAAAACGCAAAAACTGGTCCGAGTTGATGTCGTTAGAAGACTCGATAAAGAATCAAGACCTTGGAGGTGCAATCACTGCGTTGCGTCGGAATGGCTTTTCAAGTTATCGACAAGACACGGAAAGTACGGATCTGGATCGTACAGGTCGTGGATCAAAATGAAGGATAGATGCCTAAATCCTGCTCACGTTTATTCTAAGTACTACAGACTGAAAGGAGTCGCAATTTGTGAAAAGTGGTTCTCTTTTGAAGGTTTTTACGAGGACATGGGAGACAGACCTGATGGCTACAGCCTTGATCGAATTGACAATAACCTAGGATATTTCAAGGATAACTGCCGATGGATTCCTCTTCGCGATCAGCCGAAAAATCGGTTGATTTGCAAAAAGAAATACGTTCCAGAACTCGGCAAATCATAATTTTATGGACAAGATGAAACTTGGCGGTGGCGGTCGTTACGAGAAGCTGATCGGCAGTCTTGAGAAGAAAGGTGTGAGAGAGCCTCGCGCACTTGCGGCTTACATCGGACGCAAGAAGCTCGGCAAGGCGAAGTTCCAATCGCTCGCTGCGAAAGGGCGTCGCCGTGCTGAGCGTGAGAAGGCTAACGCTTAGGTCGTCCCGTCCACGGCTTCTTCGCCGCTGCTTTATCCACGACGAACTTCTCAGGTTCCGCGTAGTTCCATGAGATGTCGCCGCCTGTTCCACGCTGGATCATAATCGATCCGGTGACTTTTCCTTCCTTGTCAGTCATGCCGGAGCGGTCGGCCCGTTTTGCCATGCCAAGCATGAACTTGCGCGGATTGTTGAAGCCAACCTCCTTCATCACAATCACCTCTCTCGCCCAGTTCGTCAGATCCGACGATCCGAATCCTGAGTAGGCCAAATCTGCCACGCTCTCAGGTTTGTCATCCTTGCCCTTCGGCTTCGGGAAGTGATGGACGAGTACTAGGACAACGCCCGTCTCCATCATAATCGGCTGGAGCAGATGCCGTGTAAAGTTCGCGCAGACCTCGATATCCGCAGGATTGCCACCCATGTAGGAGAGCAGCGGATCGATGTAAACCAAGTCAGCTTTGGTTTTTCGAACGAGGCGGCGGAGCATTGTGGCGAAGTCTGTTCCGGTGCGAACCGTTTCGCGGAAGAAGAGCATGTCCACGCTCCGCAATCCTCGCTCCCAGTTCTCTTTGCCGAAGGTCATCTGAGCAGCGCCTTTGAGTGCGTCATGCTGATCGGCGATGTCGTTTTCCGCCTGGATGTAAGCCACTTTTAACGCCCGGACGGGCTTGACACCGAACCACGCTTCACCGGACGCCCACTTCATCCCCTGATACGCGGCCATGGAGCTTTTGCCGCAACCACTCTGGCCTACGAATAGAAGCGAAGATCCGCGACGTAGCCATCTGTCACCGATCAGATTGTCAGGATCATTCTTCGGGTCGTACTCGATGATGCTATCGAGCGAGAACTCCTGAGGCATGTCCTGCGACTCCAGATAGTCCGTGAACGCATCCCAATTCACGACGCCCACATTGATGGCCAACAGCTTCTGCTCCTTGCCATCGCGCATCACACCGGCCAACCGGCTGAACCTGCTGGCGTTCTTGTTCTTCGGATCGATGCCGAGAGCCTCTAGCTGGCGATAGACGACATCACGACGCTCGCTCCATTCCTCCTTGTTCGCTGCGTCCACGCGCACCCAGCCGTGCAAGCTCTTGCCACCGGAATCGATGACGACGGACATCGGCAGCTTCGACTCCTTGAGAATCGTCCATTGCTCGTCCTTGGTCTTCTCGTCCA